AGGTTTTTCATTAACTAATGATTCAATAATTTCAACATTTGAAATTTTAGATTTTGGTCTTATTATGTATTGTAAATCATTTTTTGTTATTTGAAAAGAAACTCTAAAAGCTATAGAATTAGCTGAACCTATTATATGAAATATACCATCCATACCTGGTGAAAATATTTTATTACCTTTTTTGGCTTGTAATTGAGGTACACCTGTTCTATTTGATGCTTCAAGAGAAGTAGCAAAAGTATATAACTGAGGACTTATAACCATTAAATCATTATTTTGTTCAGCATAAAGAGATATTGAATCGTCCATGGTTAAACCCTCAATTCTTTCAAATGTATAAGTTTTAGGTACATTTTTATCGTCTTGTACTTTTTTTCTTTGATCTCTGTTTACTACTACTGAACCATTTTTTCTTCTCTTTGTAATATCAACTTTTAGATTACTTAATGCTTTTTCATATTTATCAATTACACCGTTTACACCTATAATCTCTTTACTTGATAATAATTTTTCTAGTTTTTCTACTAATGCAGTATTATTGCTCTTCCACTCATCATATTCTTTTTTCATTTCTTCATCAAAAATCTTCTTTTGAGAAGAAGTTAAAGAAGAGTATGTTGTTTTAAGTTTAATTTTACCTTCGCGTGTTTTAACAGTAAGATTTTTTTCTTTTATTATTTTCTTAGTTATTTCAGCTTTTTTACCCTTAGGTATATTCATGGTAAATGTGCCGTTATCCTTGTTATAAACAAATGTAACAGAACCCATTAAATCACTATACTTTGATTTGTATTCTATTAATTTAATTATTTTACCTACTTTTATTTTAAAATCACCTTTACGACTAGAACCAAGTGCTGGTATTTTATCTATTCTTATTTCTGCTAAGCCTTGTTCTTTTCTTTTTTTATTTAATTTATCTAATGAAGCATCAATAATTTTACTAGCAGTAATTTCTTTAGCATTTGCGGTTCTATTTCTTTGTGTAGTATCATTTAATAGTTCTTCAATAGGTACTAAAACCTCTTTATAATAATCAGACAAATAAGGTGCTATTTCTTCTAAATAATTATTTAATTCATTTTCAAAATTTATAGATTCTTGTTTTTCTGGACTAGACTTATATGTTATAAAGTCTTCAGTAAATCTAATTGCTTCTTCTAATTGACTATCATCTAAACCTTGTAATGAACTATATTTTGTAACACCTCTCTCAAGCTGCATGCTAATGTTTGATATTGTAGATCTTTTTATAACGTTAGCAAGTGCCGCTTGATTATCAATAAAACTAGAAATAGTTTTATATTTATCGCTATTTTTTATTTCATTTATAAGCTTATCATTACCTTCAGCTTTATTTAAAGCTTCATTAAATTCATCAAATTTATTTATTTCTTCTTGAAATATATCTAAACCTATTTCGCCAGCTAATTGTTGCATTAACATCTCTGAAGGCATTTGAGGTACTTTATTATCAACAATATATTTAGCTAAAAATACTTCATCTGAAACAGCTTCAGCAATATTTTCAACTCTTCTCATTGCTTGCTTACCAGTTGTATCACCTTCAAATCCTTCTTCTTTTGTACCTCTTATATCAATAAAACCAGGTTTTTTACCTATGTTTTTCTTAGGTATTTTTAACCACTCTTCAGATTTAACAAATTTAGTGCTACCATCTTCATTTATAATTCTTTTTTCTATAGCAGGTGGAAAAGCTCTTGATAAATAACTTGTTGTTAAACCTTCTAGTATTGCTTTTTTATTTTTAATTAAGTTTTCTCTATATTCATTTCTTGTTGAATTACCAACTCTAAATTTTCTTCTTAATAATTTAAAGGCTGTACCAGGTTTTTTACCTTGTATTCTCTCTTTTAGTATTGCTACAAAATCACTTACTCTTGTTGTAGATTCTACATCTCTAGCACCTATATTAAAATCAGAAATAATTTTATCTAATATATCTTTAATTTCACTTATAGTAGTTGATTTATCATCTATTGATATTTTTTGCTTTAATGTTTGTTTTTGTAAAGCTTCTTCTTCAACTTGTCTTTGTTGTATTGTTGTTTCTTCTGGTTGTTGAGGTATTTGTTTTTCAGTTTCACCTAATGGAAGTGTTTCTAATTGTATGCCAAGACCTTTAATTGCGTCTTGCGCTTTGTTAGCTACTTGAGAATTAATCCAACCATGTACATCATCGTTTTTTTCAGGATTAAAATTAAGTATGTGTATTGATAAATTAGTTTTAGCATCTTCTTTAAAATCTTCAAAAAGTCCTTCTCTTCTTAATATTTGAGCTTGACCTGATCTTAGTGCATTTACTAAAGTACCTTCATATAATCCAGCAATTTCTATTGCTAGCCTACCTTTTCTTTCATTACTTTCAAATGGCCATACATCCCTAGCTGGCAAGGCGTCACCTTCTGATAAATTATTAAATTTTCTTTTTACATTATCTTTAAAAATTTTACTATATTTTTTTTCTGTTGTAGCTCTATCAACTGGTTTTATTTCTTTTTCTGGATCATCTGTTGATTCTAGCAGACTCTGTATCAGCTTAAATCCACGACCTTTGTGATATGAATATTTGCTATATTCAACAACAAAATTAAATATTTCTTCATCTTTTTTTAAAAAATTAAAAACTTTAAACTTATTATTTAAAAAGTTTTTTAAATAACCCATTAAAGCTTTTTTGTTAACAGCTTCTTTCATATTAGATAACACATCACTTAAAACATTAAATGTTTCTAAAAAATATGCATTATTATCTACACCATATGATTTATCTAATATTGATTTTACTCTTAAATATAAATCAGGTTCATTTTTTTCTAAAAAATTAAAAAGTTTTTTTCCTTCTTCTATAGCAGCCTTATCACCTCCATACTTTAATGTTACTTCATGATGTAATATTTCATGAGATAAAGTTGATGTTTTTCCAATAGGTGCTGAATTTAATCTATAATGTATTGCTGTAGCTTTATTATCATTAAATCCTTCTACTATTTCTAAATATTTGCCATCAGCTTTTCCTTCATTAATATTTTTAACAAACTCCTTATGTTCTTGATTTGCTTCTTGCTTTGTGATTTGTTCGTTTGCAACTTTAGCATCAACATAATCTCTATGAAGCTGTATCATTTCATCTTTACCTGACTCGTCTTTTACATCTAAGATATTTAGAGTTTTAGAGTGTTTTTTATTTGCTCTATTAGTTGCTATTTTATTCTTTTGATCAATAGTTTCTAGAGTTTTTTCTTCAACATAAATTTGCATTGCTTGTTTTTTTATGTCTAAAGCATCCTCTGTTGATATTTTATCTTGATCTTTAATTATTTTTGCAGCCTTATTAATATATTGTTTCTTAGCATCACTACTTAATAAATTAAATTCTTGTTGAAGTTGTAGTTTTAAAGGTTGATTAATTCTTTTTTCAATAATTCTATAACCTTCTTTAGCCTGCATATTAAATTGATCATCAAGCTGTTTTTGTTCATTTTCTAGCTGCTGTTGATCTGTGCCAAACAAACTTTCTCTTTCTTCTAATAATTCAAAATATTTATTTTCATAAAATTTATTTATTGCATCAAGATCTGTATTTTCTGCAGTTGAAGCAGCTCTATAATATTGATCATCTAGTTTTCTAATTTTTCTATTTATATCACCTAATTCTATTGCTTGCTCTAAAGTTATTTTTCCAGAAACTAATTTTTCAAAAACTTTTTGATCATGTAAATTATACTTATCTACAAGCTCTTGTATTATAGGTTTTAATTCTTTATCTGTTGTTTTTTTAACTGTTTCATTATCTAAATGATCTATTTTTACACCTAATATTCTACTAGCTTCATTTAAAATATTATCAAATTCCTTTTTTTCTTTTCTAGTTTGTATTTCACTTACTATAGATCTTCTTACACCAGGTATAGTACCTGCTAAACCAAAAACAGATCCCATTAAACCACCTTGAGCAAATGACTCTAAAGTGTTATCAAAAACATTTTTATCTTCGTTTAATAAATATACGTCAGACATGTTTTGCACATATGTAGTTGCAAACTCAGACAAACCTTCTCTTGTAAAAGCGGCAGGAACAGCTTTAAGTAATTTTTTACTAGCTTCTTTTACATTTGCTGAAGGTAAGTTTTTAAGGTTTTTTCTTAAAATAGCTAAGTTTGTTAAAGTACCTAGTTTTTCAAAAGTAACTTCAGCTAAACCATGTGCCATTTTAACTGAAAACTTTTTAAATGGATTTACTCCTAATATTTTCTTATCTTCATCTATTTCATTTTGTATTTTAATTGTTTCTTCTAGAGATATATTTGGATTATTTAATAGCTGAGTATTATTAAGAAGTCTAATTGAAGCATTTCTTTCGTTTAAAGCAATTTCTTGAGCTTTTGATCCATAACCACTTGCAAAAAACAAAGGCAAAGCTGCTTTTCTTGTAAATGCCATTGATACTGAAGGTACTTGTTGTACTAAAGATCCTACAGCCCAAGATGCTGCATCACTAATACTATTTACTTGTTCAAACTTTAGTGGTATTGCATAGCCATCTGCTTCTATTCTAAACTCTTCTTTAGTGTCATATAATGGCTCTAAAAATGCTTTTCTATATTTTTCTGGAAAAGGATAACTTATTAAATCAACTACAGAAGTAACAATGTCTAAACCTAAAGTTTTAAAACTTGTTGAAATATTTTCTGCATAATTAAACGAGGCACCAAAATCTCTAATTGCATTAGGTAAATACTTTTGAGTTTCTTCTGCATATTCATATAAATTTGTTATTTCAATTTTTCTATTTAAAAGATCTTGATGTTTTTTATCTAATTCAATTAAACTACTAGGATTAGGACTTTTTTTATATTCCTGTAATTCTTTTATATATGTATTATAATCTTTGTTAAAATTAGTAGCTAATTCATTTAGTTTTTTTGATTTTTCTTCAAACTCTAATGCTTCATTTTTAACAAGTGCATCAATTTTTTTAGCATCTATATAATTATATTTTCTTCTAATTTTTGTTCCAGTTTCATCTTTTAATTGATTTAAATACTGTTTCTTAAATATTAATAATTTATTTTCATCTATTTCTTCAGAATTTAATTCATCAAACTCTTCAATACTATTGCCAAAATTAACATTAAATAATTCTTGATCTAAACTACTTACTTTTGGCGCAGGATTAAACACGCCACCTACACCTATTTTTTGAGTTCTACTATCTATATTTTGTATGTAAAGTTCTTTTTGTTTGTCTTTATAAGCTTGTTTAACATCTTCGTCACTAATATCTATTGTAGATAGTAAATTTTTATATTCATTAAAAACTTTACCACTAGTTAATTTAGCTGTTTCAACATAATTTATGTCTTTTACATTATTTAAATAATCATTTATTTGTTTTGCAGTTTCTTTTTCTTTGTCTTTTTCAAAATAAAATGTATCACTAACATCACCAGTTACATATTGGTATGCTTGACTAGCAGACTCTCCAAACATTGCACTTTCAGGTATTTTTCTAAACTTTACACCATCAAAAAAATCCATACTTTCATCAGTGTCAATACCATATATTACACTTTTTTTAGATATAAGATCACTTAATTTTTCTTCACTATAATTAGCTTCTTTTATTTCATCAGGAGTAATAAAAGTTACATAATCATCTTGATTTTCTTTTAATTTGTCAACTTCTTCATTGACTATTTCAAAAACAAAATTACCATTACTATCAAAAACGTAATTACCGTTTTGATCTCTTTTAATTTTTTTTGTTGGCATTTTAATTACTTAATTAATTTTATTGTTGATGTTTCAGCAGCAAGTTTTTTCTGTATTTCTTGACCTTGATTTGATTTCATAAATTCAGTAAACTCTTTTTCATTGTCAAATACAATAGTATCTCCATTTAAATCAGTAATACTGTATTGATTTTGTTTATTAATATTAATTGGTGTTTCATTGTTTGATCCTTGTGATTGTTTTATTGATAAAGTATTATAAGATGGGTTAAATCCTAAATTAATTAAACTACCTAAAATGTTTCTTCCATCTATTTCATAAGTTGAAGTACCATCTTTTGTAACACTTTCAGCAGTAATTGTTTTTTTACTACCTTTTTCTTTTAATGTAAGTTGAATTTTACCATTACCTAGATATGTAAAACTAGCAGCTTCACCAGCTGAATTAGTAGGATACATGAAGTTAAGACTTGTTACATATTGTTCACTAATAGAATCATTAAAAGTACCTAAATTATTAATTTGTGTTGTTAAATTATTAATTCTATTTTGTTCTCTATTAGCTTCCATTTGAGCAGCTGTAAGAGAAGTTGTTCCACCTTCAGGTTGAGGTGTTACATAATCTTCTTTACCTTGATCTGTAGTAGATTTAATACCATCAGTTAATTTTGTAGCAATTTTAAGTTTAAAATAAGTAATTGCTTTATCATAATCATCTGTGTCTCTACCTGATTTTAACATTTTAAAATTAGCATCATACTCAGCTTTTTCTTCATCAGTTAATGTTTCATCATTAAAATAACCATTATTGTTAAATGAAAAATTATCAAACAAAAGTGATACTACATTATTTTCACTTAAATTATTAAAATAAGCTTCCTTTAATTGATTTAATTGAGTATCTGTTATTCCTATACCACTTTGTCTGGCATCTTCATAATATTCATTAGCTCTTGTATTATACTCTAAAGCAAATCCTTTAGCTTTTTGATAAATATCAAAGTTATATATAAACTGACCGTTTTTTTGATCAAAATCATTAAATTTTCTCATAGCAAAATTAAGAGTGTTTGCTGTCTGTTCAGGATACAAAATACCATTTGCATCAGATATGGTACCATTTTTTTGTGCTGTTTGAAGTAAACTTAAATTACTAGCCATAGCTTCCATAGAAGATGCAGATCTTTGTACAGTACCTAAAATATTGCTCATTTCAATTCTTAAAGCATCCCTTTCATCTCTAGATGCATTAAGCATTTTTTTCTTAATATCAAATAATTCTTGTTTTTTACCCCTAAGCCAAGGAGTTACTATTTCTAATTGTTCTGGAGTTAATACATTATAATCTTCTTCTAATACTTCAACTTTATCATAATATTTATTAAACTCATTTTCTACTCTTAAATAATTTGCATCCTTTTTTTTCTGTATATCGTCGTATGTTTTATTAAAAGATTTAAGAAAACTACCAACAGGATCCGGCTGATAAGGCAATGTAGATCTATACATATACGCAGCACTTTGAACTAAACCGCCACTTAAACCTAAATTACTTGTACTTGTTTTTTTTGCCATAATTTTTTATATTTAACCTTCAGGAGGCAGAAGTAAATTTTTATTAAGTCTTTTTTCAGATATTTTTTGACTAAGTTTTCCTCCTCCTCCTCCTCCACCAAAAGTACCATCTGAAAAACCTTGAGCTACACCACCCGCTGCCATACCAATACCTTGAGAAATTGTATTTATCATCTGTTGATCATTTTGTGCTAAAGTTTCTCTTGCAGCACCTTCTCTTTGCATGGCTATACCATATTGAGTGGCTAACATATTTTGCCTAATACTTCTAGATTGTACTTCACCACCAATTCTAAGTTGTTGTGCTTGTGCCTCACCTCTAGCAGCAAATAATTGATTTTGTCTTTCTTGCAAACCTATTGAAGCAGAATCTCTTTGAGCGGCCAGATTAGCTTGGACTTGAACTGCTTGTGCTAAACCAGCAACACCAGAACTACCTGCCGCACCTCTTAACGCAGCTAATGTATTAGCTTGACTTTGCCTAGTTTGTTGTCTAGCAAATTGAGCTTGTTGTTGATTTATTGTTAAATTTTGAAATGGATTTTGATAACCAGCATAAAGATTTGAAGTATCCATTTGATTAAATGCACTTTGTAATCTTGCTCTATCATCCGCGGCTCTAGCTATTTCTGCTCTTTTTTCACTTCTACCAATTAAACCTGTTGCTACACCACCTCCAGCTACACCACCAGCTATTATTATTGATCCTACTATAAAACTCATATTTTACATTTTATTTTTTAACAATTTTATATCTTCAGCTGTTACTAATGGATCATTAAAATCTTTAGCAATAACTTGTTCTTCTATTTTTGCAACATCTGTTTCTTCTGTTGCGTGTACTGTTATAAATATACAATCAGTATGCGTATATATAATTCTTTTTGTTCCAGGTTTTGTTATGCCATGATAAGGAGCTTTTAGATGTTTAACTCCATCTTCTGTTAATATTGACATTTCTCCTTGCATTAAAAAAAATGGATGTTCTTTTTTATGTATTGCAGTTACTAATAATTCTCCTGCTGGATTAAATATTTCTCTAATATAACACCCATCAGCAAAGCTATGTTTTACAGGATTTAATTTGTCACTTTGCTCTTTAGTATCCCAAATATTTTTATCAAAACCTTCTTTTTCTAAGTTAGTTATTTTTTCTCTAAATTCTTTTCTTTTTCTTATTTCTTGACCTATTTCCCAAGCTTCATCAAAATTAAAACTATGTTTTACACCTAATTCTTCTGTATATTTTATAAACTGTTCTTTTGATTGTTCTTTAGTAAGTGGGTTATTTTTTACTTGATCTTGAATATCTTTTAATTTCATTTAATAATATAATTACATTGTTTATAAACTATTTACTACTCATAACAGCTTCTGAACCAACTGAGTAAAGTTCTACAGCATTATAAGAATTATTTTTCATAACAACTTCAGCATAATAACCTTTTAATGATGATAAGTTAGCTTTATTATCTTTTGCAAACAATATAAAGTCATTAGTTGTTGGTCTATCATCATATTCTAATATATCACATGTTATAGTAGTTCTTGTAGTATTAATAGCTGTACATGCACCTATTTCTATAGGTGAACCAGCAACACCACTAGTTATTACAGATTTATATAATATATCACCTACCTGTATTGTTGAGTTTACCTCGTTGCTAAATACTAAATTAATTGAATCTGCCATATTATTGATATTGATCTGGTAAGAATATTCTTGGTTCTACTATTAATGATTGTCCTGCTGCTGCTGTTGCTGATAATCTTAATGTAAATGAAAAAGTTGCTTGTGTTACTGTAGGACTTTGGTTAGCTGTAGTTAAAGTTGAAGTTAAACTTACAAGAACATCAGCACTTGTACCACTACCAGTTACTAAAGTACCACCTGAATCATTTTTAAATCCTGTTGTACCAGGTCCTAAATACAATTTAATACCACTAACAGTATTACCAGCCCAATTACCAATAACTGTACCACTAAAACCTATATTCTCCGAAGTAGCAGTACCTACAGCTACTTGTTTTGGATACATAATTATATTAGATATATAATAATCTGTACTTGAAATTGTTGATATAGGTATCGTAGTAGTTGTTGCACCACCTGATCCACTATTTGCTCTTGCTATTATATTATTTAAATTTAAACCTACTGTTAAACTTTGATTACCATATCTTGCTACAGATATTTGACCAGTTAAAGTGTATTTATTACTACCAGTTATAGCTTCACTTAAATTTGTTATAGTAAAATCCCAACCATAAGGTGCTGAAAAAACAAGTTCATCACCTGTTGTAACATATAAGCTTGCATTACTACTTAAAGTTACACCATCAACAGCTAATGTTATTGCAGACGTAGATGGTATTGCACCAACAGTAATAACTTTATCAGAGTGATTAGCTGTTATGCGATCTGAAGTAATAATAGAACCAACTGCAAGAGAATCTGGTACTGCGCCACTAGAAAAACCTACATTACCAGAAACTACAGCGGCAGCAACCAGTGTTATTTCGTTATATTCAAAATCATCTTCTGCACTTATATCTCTTTGCTGTGTTAATGTTGTTGTACCACCTACAGATGCTGTAACTGTAAATGGTATTAAACCAAATGGCTCTACTGGCTCAGGTTCACCATAAGCATCAAACTGACCATTGTCTAAAAATTTTAGTTCACCTGATGGCGCAGTAGTTGGTGTTTGATCTATAACTAAAGTTGTACCACTTATACTTTCAACTCTTGTTTTAGCTAAAATATTTGTGCCAGTTACTACCATGCCGGGTTGTATTAAAACATTAGAGTCACTTGAAGAAAGAGTTATTGTTTTAGAGTCTGCAGTAGCACTTGAAACAGTAACAGTATCAGGTAAGTTTCTTATGTTAATAGCAGTACTTGCTGAATCAACTATATTAGAGGTTGCACTTATGTTTATTGTTGCTTTTGCATATTGAGTAACTTCACATAAAGCAAAATCATTACTAGAATCTAATGTAGCACTACCAGAAAAACTAGATGATAAATCTGCTGGAGCTACTGCTCTAATAAAATATCTATAATATTTTGTTGCAGTTACTGGATTATAACTTCTTGTTATAGAAAGTCTACCAGTATCAGGTAAAGTTATCGTAGATGATGCTGCTTGATATGCTTGAGTTGAACTATTATAAAATTCTTTAAAAGTTATTGTGCCTGTTGGTGTTGATGCAGCTGAACCACTTCCTAGTGTTAAGTGAATTGTAATAGCATCAGTTGTAGGATTAACTTCAACATAATTAACTACTGTATTATCAGGTATATTCGTACCAGAAACACCCATACCAGGTTGCACTGAACCTACATATATAGTGAATGATATTGTTGCAGCAGTACCTGAGCTACCTGGTTGATTAAAAGTTATTGTTCCAGATCCTTCAGCTTCATTAGAAAAAGTAAAAGTTGGATTTGTTTCAGCATCATAACCAGTTGAACCTTGTATTACCATTGTTCTATCTCCACCCTGGCTTAATATTGTTTTATTACCGCTAACAAAAGAAGTTAATTCTACAATATTTGGATCAAATACTTCAACAGCTTTTGCTGTAAAAACTAATTTATCAGTTGTAGGATTATTAATTCCAAAAACATATTTAACAGTAAAAGTTACAGATGTTGATGTAAAAGTTAATGTTGTACCATCTGGTATTGTTTTAGCGGAAGTTAAAATTAAAGTATTACCACCTATACTATGAACTCTAGCATTTTGACCTAAGCCTACGCCAGTGACAGCCATACCATTAACTATACCTGTATGACCACCATCTAAATTTACTTCAATACTACTAGTAACAGCGCCATTAACAGTAGCAGTAGTGGTTGCCCAATCATCTGTTATATCATAACTACTTATTGCACTAGCATCTTCTTCTTCAATAAAAGCAGTTGGTTTAATATTAAAAAAGTGATTATCACTTGCAACAAATGTTTTAGTTAAAACAGTAGCAGCAGTAGTATTATAAATACCACTACCAGAATATGCAACATCATCACTTGATCCTAAGCTTGTTGTATTTTCTTCAATAGTATCAAAAGTTCCAGCTACAGTATAATTTTTTGCTACAGCAAGACCACTAATTGTAGTAGTTCTTGTAGCGTCTGATGATGGCATTGTACCACTTAAAGTTAGTGTTGCTATTACATTAACACCATCTTGACTAAAAGATATACTACTAACGCTAACACCAGTATCTAATGAAAGATCAGAAGCAGTCAGAGTAAATCCAGTTTTTGGTTTAATTGTTAGAGCTAAAGTACCTGGATTACTAGATAAATCTGTACCATTTGCAATACCTCTTATTACACTTGTTGCTTCAGTAAAATCAATATTAGTATCACTGCTACTTAGTGCTATAGTTAATTCTGCCTGTGTAGGACTTGTTGCACCTGTTATGCTTGAAAAAGAACCTAAACCTTGTACTGATAATTCTTTTGTGTCAATGTTAGATAATATAGTGTTATCACCTAATATTATATTGCTCCATAAACCTTCTTTATTTTTAAAAAACTTAACATCACCACTCTGCGCGTTTGTTGTTATAGAGTCAGCAAACCAACCAGCTTCTGAAGACTCTGTTAGTTGAGCTATTTGATTAGAATTATAATTAGATTTATTTAAAACATCAAGAGTAGTTCCTGATGGTATAGTTACATTTGGACTAAGTGAACTACCACTAGCATCAACAGATATAGTGCCAGAATATGTAAATGATTTAGAATCACTGCCTTCATAATTTAAAGTTTTATATTCTTTAATAGTTGAAGGTTCATCATTTATTAATAAAGTAACAGAAGTATCTGAAGTTTTTATAAACTCAAGATTAGTACTGTTTGCTATAGTTTGATTAGATGAAAGTGTAACTGTAGTATTAACAGATCTATTAGGTATTGTTACTCCACCTACAGTAGTAGTTGGCACAGATATACTTGATACAGTAACATCACCAACAATACCAGTACCTAAAACAAAATCACCTACAGCAATGTTATCTACACCAGGTTGAGTAGCTATAGATAAAGAAGTACTATTTGTTAAGGTAGCAGCTGTTTTTGCTAAAACTTGATAAAACGAGTTTCTTCTTTCGTTAGTATGTGCATATAAATAACCATTTTTATAAGTATAATATGTATTATTTAAAGAAACACCTGATTCTGGTATATAAGACTTAAATGTAGTCCAACCATCAACTCTTTCATTAAAACAAACTGTAAGATTATTTAATGTAATGTTGTATGATCCTTTTCTTTCATCATATGATCCTATTATTGACGTAGACAATGGTAGGTTGTCGTTAAAGAAGTCTGTCATACCTTTCATAGCTATATCTGTTAAACCGTCTTTAGACAGCCTTAAAACAGATCCTCTGGCTTTGTCAGCAAAATAAACTCTATATGCATGAGAAACAAAAGACTCAGGATTTTTAGATATACCATATTCACCTGCATAAGGCATTGCTTGACCCAAAACCTTGTTAGTAGATGTTAGGTTAACATCTCCATCAGCATTAAATAAAGCATCTTTGTTTGCTAGTATATTTATTACTTTGTCTTCACAAAAAGCAATTAAATCAGCATCTCTAGTATGTAGTTTTTGTATGCTACCATATATAGGATTTAAATCTTTAGTTATTTTTTCAGCTGCAATAAATTCATTTAATCTATTTACTCCACCTGTAGAGTTAAATATACCAGAATAAATTATAGTATTTGATTTTATTACACGTTTATATTTTTCATTTAATACAGTTGATACAATTGGGCCTTTGTCTATTGTTACAGCATTAAAATCATCTCTTATTCTATTAGATTCAACACCTTGACCAAAACTATAGCAATTACACCAGTCTAAATTATGAATTTGGCCATGAACTTGTCCATCTGCTATTGTTATATTTGCAATACCACTAGATATAGTACCAGTTGTTGTTAACGTAAAGCTATATATACCTTTTGGATCTGTAAAAGTTAATACAGTTCCTGAAGATATAGCATCAGTAGTATTATTATCTAATATTATTGTATTACCTATAGGATCATAAAAATTTATAACAGAATTAGCCGGTATATTTGTACCTGTTACTTTTAATCCAGTTTTTAATATAGGTATTGCACTACCAACTTCATTATATATATCTAAATCTACAGTTTCTTTAGGTTCAACTTCAAAAATAGCTGGATCATTTGATGATATGTCATCTTCATCAAGAAAATTAGTTGAAACTAATCTTCTCATAACATTTATTTTTGTTATTCTACTTCTTTTATTGTCTGTAGCATCAATGTTGTAATCAAAAGAATCATCATATTCTTTTCCTTTATTTGTTATGTCATTTGTTACTTTTTCTATAGTAATTTCAAAATTTCTTCTTCTACCAGATATTCTTTTTCTTCTAGATTTTTCACCTCTAAACTCAGTGGTTACATTAGTGTTTAAAATTTTATATATTGAACCTTTATCTCCATTTTTATTTTCAAATTGTATAAAAGTACCATTTGTTGTTATGCTTGTTGAAAAAGGTGTTGTTAAGACATTTTCGTATAAACTATTTTTATCAAGTTTACCACTACCTACATTTAACCCTGCCAAATGTAATATAAACTCATTTTTTCCTTGTTTAGGATGTCCAGGAGTATCTAAACTAAAACGACCATCTGGAAGAGTATCAGTCCAACAAAAATCAGTAATACCATTTTTCTTTTCATCATTAACATCACTTTCTGAAAACTGCTTTACATTAACATTTCTAACTTTTACAAATTCAGTTGTTGCAGACGGAAATGTTTGAATAATTTTTTCATCAAAAATTTCATCTCTATTTATTTTAAGAAAAAATCTACCAAAAAATTGAGCTTTTTCTACTTTTTCTTTTTTTAAAACTTCAATTTCAATATCAATTGCGTTATTAGATCCATCTATTAATGCACTAGTACTACTACTAATAAATATATCTTCATCAGTTTCTTTTATAGACTCCCTTAATGTAATATCATATATTTCTTGACTAAGCTCTTGTTTTCCTGTTGGACCACCTTTTTCTAATTTATATCTTCTAGTGCTACCATTAGTTGTTGTTATAACTATTTCTGAATCTGAAGTAAATGCGTTGTAAAAGCTAGTATTTAAAGCATCAGTTGGACCTAAAAACTGAAAAGATATTCCATTAATTACTGGCTCATTTAATAAAGCAGAACCTGAAACTCTACATTCTACCGTTGCAACGGCTATTGATTTAAGTTCTGTAGCTATAAAATCTGGTACGTTATTTCTAATATCTAAAACTTTATATCTAGCGCTTGGATTTGGTTTACTATCATCTACACCTACAAATACAGATTTGTCATGCTCTTTTTTTAAAATTAAATAATCTTCTTCTGTAACTTTATTTCTTTCTGATGATGGAAAAGACAACCATATATTACCATCTTCAGCTAAATAAAATCTATCTAATGCAAGATTATAGTATTCACTAGAAGTTTCTTTAACAAAATATTTAAAATGTGTGGCAAATGTAGGCGCGTTGTTTAAAAGTTTACAACTTAAACTATTTACTTTATCTGCATGTTGTTTTGGTAATGTTATGGCTGCTTCTTTTTTAGAAAAAACAGGTGTTTCTCTACCAAAAGCATCTAGATAAACTACACCAACTTGATAAGTTCTTTGTGTTTTAATAGATTTTTCAGGTGAACCAACTGTTGTTATATCAGCTGATACGTGTGTTGTTTCAATATCAGGTAATCTATCATTTTCTATATCATAACCTTCGGTATAATTACCATAAAGTACTCTACTACCACTAATTTCTTGAGCTTGAGCTTTTATAGGTACATTATCAAAAGATCTAAGTATTTGATTAGACTCAATTACATCACCAACTATTTCACTTTTTATTTGATATGGAAACTCTGTAGATAAATCTTCTGTTTTAATTCTATCAACAACATATACGTTATTGTCATTAGTTTCTTTATAAAGTAAATCAACTTCAATAACTCCAACAGGTGGTGTTTCTAAAGTTTGTATTTCAATTTTTCTAGCAGTATTAGTCATACCAACATTAAAACCATCAGATGATTTATATTCAAAATTTGATGGTAAAAAAGCTATATTTGAAAAAGGTGAAAAAGTAGAATATTCACCATCTATATACTTATATCTATAAGCAAACCTTACAAACTTAAATTCAAATAATGGCTCATCCTCAACTAAAACTACTTCCCAAGGCAAATTAGTACCAAAAGGTACGTCATCAGGTATTACATTTATTTTAACTTTAATTGATTTATCATTAACTTTTTCAGCAACTCGTACAATTATTTCATAAACTACATCACCTTCTATACTATCACTTTCTGTAAATGATAATTTTAATATATCTTTTTTTATATAGTTTGGTGCATTTGGAAAATTTAATGTTAAGTCAGAACCAGTTGCTATTGATACACCATCAGCATCATCACTTGTTTTAAAACTTACACTTGTTGAAGTTAGATTTATTGGTTCGATAGATGTTCCTGCACCTGTTCTTTGTGATGCAGATAAACTTAATTCAGGCTTTTTGGTTGGTGAGAGTTTTATTACAGTTATATCATTTTCTGTAAAATCATTGCCTGATGAACCTAAGTATTTTGTTTGTACTTTGAATTGATCTGAACCTACAGTAGTACCTTCTTTAAATTTTTTTATATTTATTCTTTTAGGTTCAGTTTGATTATCTGTAAAAAATAATAAACCATCTATAACATTTATACTTGTTATTAAAAAGTTAGAACTAAAATTTAAAATATTATTTACATCAACTAATATAGGTTGGATAATGCCTGTGCTGTGTTCATATTCTACAACAGCACTACCATTAGTAATTGCATCGCCTGCAGTATTTAAAAAAGAATAATGTATAAACCAATATATATTATCATTTCGAGTATCAACAAATGATCCAATACAAGTTGGATTTATTAAATCAAATAAATTAGAGTCTGCAGACCACTCTGTTAATACTTGAGTATTTTCATCGTATGTTCTACCTCTTTTTAAAACAGTGCCTAATACGTTTTGCACAGAACCTACGTCAGATCCTTCAGAAGTAATTATTTCTACGTTTTGCGCATCTCTGTATTCACCATTAGGCAATAATCTTTCGTCAAGATCTTTGTTCATACGACCTCTACGAAAGTGATGTTTTAAATTTGCCATACTTTAATGTTTTATTCTTTTAGATTTATTTCTCATAACCTGAGTTAATTCTTCAGATTTAAGATTTGATAATCTTAATTTAGCAACTCTTTTAGAAGCAAAACTTTCTTTTCTAAATCTATTAACTATATACTCTGGTACATTTGCTTTTGTTGAAAGTATTGCATAAGCAAGATATTTATACATTGCTTCTTCAGCAAATTTATGCACAAGCATTTCAGCGTCTGTACCTAAACTATCGCTTATATAATCTAATATTATAGTTTTACCTGATATAACAGAGCTAAAATGTATATTACCTCTAAGTTGATCAATGTAGTAACTGCCATTTATTTGAGCAGACTCTGGTGTTAATCCATATCTACCACCAACAAGTAATTCATTTCTTTCATCCATAGCATCTTCTGATGTTGTGTTTGAATCATCTGAAGTTATAGTTTTAAACTTAGTCCAAGAAACTGAATTACTTGCTTCTAATGCAGCACCATTACTGTCAAACAAAAAATTATAATCAGAATCTTGCAATAATGCTCTAGGATTACTTGTATTTCTTGTAGGATATAAAATTCTTTTTATACCTGAATCAGATTCTACAAAAGATATTTTAACATAGTTAACATAATCTTGAGGTAAAGGTATTACAAGAGTTGGTGGTACATCTACCTCAAAGCTTTTACTTGACTTAAATGTATCATAACTAAACTCTTGTAATGCTCTTTGAGCATGAAAAGCAATATCAGCTCTTCTAACTCTATTAATTATTTTTTCAGTTCCAACATAAGATACTATAAAATTGCTTATAATATCATCAAGACTTAAAAACTGATAATTACCAAATGTTTCTCCTTGTGCAGTTTCTTTTACTAATATAATTTCACCTGCAGTTCTTCCTGATGAAAAATCTAAATTAGGTGAACTATAACTATAAAGTGAGTTTGATAATTGTGTTCCATCAGCAAAAACATCAAATTGAGTTTCAGCTGTAGGTAAAGTTGGAAAAAAAGTTGTTGTTAATACAAATCTTGTTTGGCTGGCTGTAGCAGTAAAAGATTGACTTTGACTATAATAGCTTTGCTCAGTTGTTGTTCCTAATAATCCCATCTATTATGCTTTTTCTTGTTGTAATTTTTTTATTTCTTCTTGAGAAGCTACTTGATATAATTGTGGTTCTTTTATAGATACACCAGCTAATTCTAATATTTTTAATACAAGCTCTGTTTCTTCAGACTCATGAAGTTCAAAATCAACAGCATTTGCAGAATTATATAGTGCTTGATTATTAACAACTGTATATGCCCAAGAAACTGTTGTAGGTTTATCTACATAATTACAAACTATACTACTTGAATCAGCTAATGTAGATGGATATATTTTTATAGTTGTTTCTGTAAGTCTTATGTAATAAGGTCTAGATGTAGTAGCTCTAGTTAAAGGTGATTTTTCTAAGTCTATAACATCATTAAGTCTAACTTCATCTATTTCAATAGGATATGTATCTCCAACATATTGTACAGAACCTAATCTATAAACATCAGCAGGTATTGTACCTATTGATCCTGACATACTAACATCTTGTAAATATTTTTGAAATATAGCTATTTTTTCATTTAGTAAATCAAGCATATTAGAATACTCCGTGTCATTTCCAGGTACTCTATTAAACTGATTTACATCATAAAAATATTGCTCAAATACTGCTAATTGAGCTTGGTTGGCAAATAAGTTAAATTCAAGAGGTGTTATATAACCTCTTTGTTCTTTATTGGCTATTGCCAAAACTCTTTGATATACTGTATTTACACTTACTGCCATAATTATTTTTTTAAAATAATAGTGTGACTACAAACATATAATCACACTATTATTAAATCTTTTACTTTAATTGTTTTTCAATACTCGCATAAACTTCCATGCCTTCATCAGTTTTAAACCAAGATGCTAACGCAGAATATGGATGTTCATCAAAAGGTACTGTCATTAATTTACGATCATTAGATCCCCATAAAAAATTTCTTTGATCTGGTGATATTTTTATAATATTAAGTTCAGTGGCTTTTATACCAAAATTTCTAAGTTGAACATTTGGATCATTAACAAGTTCTAAGAACACATCTGGATTATTCTTAGCATATATTAATAAATCTCTTTTAAGTTCCTTAGAACTCATCTCTGATACCCTAGAACCAACTTCTACTCTCATCACTGCTTCTGCTAAATCAATGTCAATATTTTTAGCTGTATTTAGTGCCTCTATTTCTACTTCTAATATATCAAGTTCATCAGCAGCTATTTGAGCAGGTTTATGCTCTTCAAATAATGATCCTCTATGAGGATGATATAATGATAATAATTTTTGTAACACTGTTTTATTTTTAGGTACAAACAAAGATCCATTTTGAAATATAATATGTTCTAATCTTTGCTCACCTTTCATTTCATCAACAAAACAAGTTCTTTGATTAGATGTATATTTTAGCTCTCTTTCATAACCTTTTTCCTCATCAAACCAAAATATATTACTACCTCTAATTAAATATGTTAAAGGTGATCTATTTTTAGTTAGATAATACATCCTATCTTTTATTTCCCAAGTATTATTTTTTACTTCAGGTTTTGTTATTGTCTCAACAACATCAGTATTATTTTCTAATATTGGTGCTGTTACTTTTTTCTTATTTACTGTTTTTTTTGCCATGATATAATATAATATAATTTTAAAAATATACTACCCCACATTTAAGTGAGGTAGTATTATAATAGTTATTAATTTAATAACATAAAGTTATTAGCTCCTTGAGTTACTAAACATCTTTCAGAGAGGTAATGTACTTCCATTACATCTTTTCCAGAAGTTTGTGCTCCTACAGATCCTGTAATCCAAGTTTTCATTTTTCGATCATCAGTTTGAGAAGTCCTGTAACGAACATGCAAAAATGGTCGCTTTAAGTTCTTTCCTAACTGCTCATCGTAAACTGAAGATACACCAGCAGGTACAACAACACCTCTAATATTATTAACTGTGTCATTTAAAGCACCACGAGTACCTTTGTCATTTAGATATTTAAAATCAGACTTATAGAAGTCATAAGAACCTCTTCTAAATCCTGTAAATCCTAAATTCAAAGCCATATCTTCACTGTTGCTAAATACTCCATAAGAAGTACCGCCAGCACCATATGAGTTCATTGAAGCAAGCATATCATCCATTGCTAATGATGTACTTCTGTCAACAAATAACATGTTCTCTTCAATAGATCCATTTTGATCAAACACTGCTAAAATAGCATCAAACTCAGCTAAGTCAGTCGCAGCATTTACTCCAGTAACACCAGTAGACTGATGCCCACGTGAAGTAATTGCTTGAAATAAACCTTGAGTACCATCACTTGTTCCTGAATCAGTACCACCAATAGCACCAGCACCAGCAACAGCAAGTTCAGCTTCTAAAAGTGTCATTTCTAAATAATCAGTAAATCTAGCTCTAGTATCACCTTCAGCTTTTAAATACCAAAGATAACCAGTTTGACCTTCTTCACCAGTTACTTCAACCCAACCAATAGAAGATGTATCAGATCCTGATACTTCATAATAATCCTTTAAAATAATATGCTTATTAGAAAGAGATTTAAATTGAGGTTGATTTGCAGCGCTTCTACCATCAGTTCCTTTTTCAAATTCAGAACCAATAACTAAAACTCTAACTAACTCAGAAGTAGTAGCAGTAGAACCTAAAGCAGTTGCCATATTAGCAGCAGCATAAGATAAAACTGTAAATTCAGCTGCATTATCACCATCTTCATTGACAGCACTAACATAACCTTTTGCAGTTGCATTAGATATAGACATTATAACCATGTCACCTACTCTAATACCATGATTAACACCTACTGAATTACCATCAATATCATTTTCAATTTCATAAGTGTCATTGCTATCTTTATACTTAGCAGTATATGCTAAATGTAATCTACCCTGCTCTGACCAAACAACTCGATCAGATTGTGAAGGTTCTTCAGCACCAATTTGTGATAAAAAACCTGCTATTGTCCTTTTACCAAAGATCTCAGACTCTTGCTCTATAAGATCTGGTAAGTATTGCTGTTCCCAACCTGTTGATCCATCTGTAAAATCAATATAATTGGTACTTAACGTTTGTTTGCGCGGCGCAGCATCAGGCGCACTTGCACTAGTAATTGCCATAATTCTATATTTTTAATTGTTTTTTAAAATTTATTTATTGTTTTTAAGTTTAAATTTAAAACTAGCAGAATCATCACCTAATACTCTAACTTTCATACCTCCAGCTTCAACTTCATTATGAGAAGATCTGGAGCCCATATTTATGTTTTTAGATTTAGCAACGCTTTCTTTAATAGCATCAGCTTTACCTTGTTCATAAAAATGTTTAGCTATAGCATCAGAGTTCATGGCCGTGAATAAAGATTTATGATAACCCTTAGCATCTGACATTTCATTATTTTCATTTAGAAACTTTCTAATAAAATTATTAATATCGCTTTGAGTATTTTTTACTTTATCAGCCTCTTTGACATTAAACCTATATCTTTTATCTCCAACATTATATTCAAAACCTTTGAACGTGTCAGAAAAAACTTCATTAGTTTTTTTGTTAAATAAAGATTTTTGTCTTTCTGCTACTTTTTGAGACTCTTCAGTCTCTTTATTATAACGATTAAAAAAATCCATAGCTTTTTGTTGTTCAGGTGTTAACCTAGAACCAGCTTTGATTTCTTTATAATATTTAGACTTTTGCCCGTCTAAGTGGGATCTAGCATTGGCAACTTGCTCTTTAAATGCTAGTTTTTTTCTTTTAACATCTCTTTCATCATCAACATCTTCGTCATAAAGAAAAGTATCTTCAATTAGAAAATTTATTTCATCACTTGATAAATGAGGTTTTGTTTGTTTATAGTAATCTAATAATAAAGAATTATCATCTAGCTTACTGTAATCTTGATTTAGTCTAACATAATCTTCTAGACTTCCTCCAGTTTCTTCCATAAATTCAACTACCTTTTGTATGTTTTCAGGTAATTCAACTCCAGTTTCTTTTTGTTCTTCTACAGCTTCTTTAACTTCTTCAGTTAATTCTGCTGTTTTTTCTTGAACTTGTTTTTCTTCTTCTTCTTTTATTTCTTCAAGTACAGGTTGCTCTTCTACCTTTTCTTCCTCTTTTTGTTCGGTAAGTTTTTCATCTGTGTCTTGCTTGTTTTCTTCAAGAACCTCTTTGCTAGCTTCGGGTTCGTCGCGAACAGGAACCTCATCTGTGCTTTGCTCTTCAACGGCATCTTCTTCTTTTTTTATTGGTGGTTTTGATAAGTCAATTTTTATAACATTATCATCTGATTGTTTTTTTAATGAAGGTCTACCCCTCTTTTTTTTAACTTGTACTTTTTCTTCCACAGGTTTTTCCTGTGTGGTAGTGGTAGACTCATTTTTATCCACCACTACTTCTTCTATTGTTTTTTCTTCCATAATATAATATAATATAAATTAAAAAATTGTAATCTCTTATTAAGCTTCTGTATAAGTCTTGTATGCAGCTTTTACATCATCTGTCCATGCAGCATTTGATATTGCTTGTACACTAGCTGATTCACCTGAAATATCAGTAGGTGTATGTGTCCAGCTGTTGTCATCTGCTTTAGATGAAGTAAATGGTTGTAACACGTGCCTATGGAAAGACCTTGTTATTTCAACATCATCTTCCTTAATAATTGTAGCTGTTCTTACTTGAATACTCCAATCATTAACTACTTCTATTTTATCTACTTTTGTTTCTTTTGTTATTGCCATAATTTATTTATTTATTTGTCCGCACCTAGAACCCACTAGATGTATTTTTTTTTATGCTACAAAATAAGTTACAAATCCATTTGTAAAGAAATCAGTGCCTGCATAATTACCGTTATATTTAAACATACCTATTTGATGTGTAGAAGTAAAATGTCCTACATTAATTGTTTGACCAAGATCTAAAATTCTACCTGATCCTATAACAGCACCAGACTTAGCATTCACTGAAAAAGGTAAATTTGTAATTTTTAAAGTTCCACTACCACCTGAAGAACTAGTAAGTGTAAACTGAAAATGAACAATTACTTGCCTACCTATCTTAGTGTATTGCCCTTCTGATGAAGCTGTTCCTGGTGAAACGCCTCCACTAGTTTCCAAAGTAGGTGACCAAGTACCTTCTTCATAATCATTTAAAGTACTAGAAGCGGTAGTTTCATTTGATGCTACATCGGTTGCAGCACTAAAATCAATACCTTTACCTGCTGTACCTATTACTAAGTTGCCTGTATGTGCATTGATGTCACCAGCTGCCATAATAGTAACAGCAGGAGTTGTATATGGGCTTGCATTAGCACCTCCAAAATAATAAACACCATTTGCTGGAGTTGAAGTTTGTCTTGCTCTAAAAGCAATATCTGCTCCAGTAGATATTATCTTAAAAGAATTAGTTGCTATTAATTCTGGAGTAGTAGCAGTAGCTGATATATTTCCTGCAAAAGTTGCATTTTGACTAGAATCTATAGTTAATGCTAAAGTAGCACTATCACCATCATTATTACCGCCATTATAAAATTCCATATTATTGGCAGAACCTCTAATTTCTAAATCGTTTCCAGCTAATCTAATAATGCCTTTGTATGTGTCCGCTTGATTTAATTGAATTGCAGGTGAAGATGATCTTTTTATTTCCAAAGCTTCTTCAGGAGCAGTCTCACCAATGCCTATATCACCATCACTCGCTATTGTTATTGCATCACTTGTACCTTGACTACCAATCGTGCCATCGTTTGGTATTATTAAGTTACCTGTAATACTGCAATCTCCTGCAGTATCAAATTTCATTCGCTCTGAAACTACACCCTGTGCATCAGCAGCAATGGCAGTTTTAAAAAACATTTCTGAAGTTCCTCCAGATCCAGTTCCTCCAGCACCTCCAGAAGATAAAGTTAAATCACCTCCATTAGTATCAGCACCGCCTGCTGCAGCACCAGCAGAAATAGTTAAATTACTACCATGAACGCCAGATCCTGTATCTGTAGGACCTATAGTAGTTGCTGCACCATTTCCAAGAGTTATATCTCCACCAGACACAGCAAGATCTCCTGAAATAGTTAATGCTGTAAGTGTTCCAAGCGATGTAATACTTGCTTGTGCAGCAGTTGCAATGGTACCTGTTATTGAATCTATATGCCCTTCTGCCCAAGATTTACTAGACGTTCCTAATTTACCCTCACCGTCAGAGTTAGGTACTATGTTTTTAGTTGCCATGTTTTATTTTTTTATTCACTGACATATTTTCTAACAACAGTTGGTGTTGCTTTTTCTTGTATTACTTCTTCAATTCCAGATTTATAACTATTTATTTGATCTGTACCAAGAGAAGTTTCAACCCAACCAGTTATATCGGATTCTTTTAAATCTGAAAACTCTGTGAAACTAGAAAGATCTGAAGTATCTATTTCTGCAACACCAGTTGATACCGATGAGTTTTTTTCTGCTGTATCATCTACACCTTTTAGCTGCCAATAAACTTTAAATATTACATCTGATTTACCACTTTTTGTTGGGTAGGTATCTACAGTTTTTGTATCCCATGTATATGTTATTGCCATTTTTTTATTTGTTTATATTTATTAGATGTATTTTTTTTATTATGTTGTCTGAAATGTAAATGAAAATATTATAGTGTTAACACCATTTCCTGTATTCATATCAGAAGCTAACAGTTCATTAGTTTGACCATCAGCAGCATCTCTATATGTTAAATAATTTCTTGTAGATGTTGCATAATAAATTCCACTGGGATGATCACCAGCAAATCCGAAAGAATAAGCTATAAATCCTATTGGCATAGTAGTGTTTGCTGCAGCAAAAGGCTGACCATCTAACTGCACATAATTACCGTTCCAAGTAGTAGCATTTGTTTGTATATTGCCCCAACAAGTTACTTGATTACCTACTTTTGTGTAATAACCATTCCGAATGTTATACGCTACTGTAGAAGAAGTAGTACTCGTTGTATAACTTGGTGTCCAAGTACCTTCTTCATAATCATCTAAAGTATTAGCTGAAGTCTCACCTCCTAAAAATAATGCAGCCGCATGAATAAATCCATTAGTATCAATAAAAGCATCAACATCAGTGCCTCCAGTGCCACAAAATATATTTAATTTAGCACTTCCAGAAGTGCCTTGAACTGCAAATCCAAAATCTGGTTTACTTCCATCTCCATTACCAAATCCAAGTTGAGCATTTGTTGGAATTTGTACACCAGCATTTAAAGCACTAGAATCACTAAGAGGTAAACTACTTGCACCTGTAACAGCGACACCACCTGCAAAAGTTGCATTACTATCAGATCCAATAGTTAATCTTTTTACAGGTGCTGTTTCATTGTTTCCATCTGCAGCAGTGTAAAATTCTAATTGACCTCCATGATTGTCTTGACCACTAACTGTATTTTCAGCAGCAGCCCCAATAATTCTTGCACTAGTTACTGTAGCAGCAGTTGCAGCATGATTATGTCTAAAATTAATTTCTCCAATGCTCTGACCTGCAATTAAGCTTCCTGCTGCTTTTTGTGTGGCTAATTGTAAAACACCTTGACCAGTATTTCCATCTAATATGACTTGTGCTGAACTTAATGTCAACAAATCAGTGTCAGAAGCACAACCTATATTGCTAGAGTCTGGTACTTCAATGCCTGCTGATGAAAGCTGCATGCGTTCTACTTGAGCAGTACCGAATGCCATTGCTTCATTAGCATGCTCGTACTCAATATATCCTTGATACTTTTCTGCTCCAGTAGATCCTTTAGCAAAAAATAAAGAGCTAAAAGTATTATTATCATTTAAAATAACAACATTGCTACCTGCATCAACGGAATCTACTACTAATCCTCCACCTCTTACAAAATAACTGCTAGGTGAAGTAGTTCCAATACCCACATTCCCTGAAATATTTAATGAGGTAAGTGTTCCTAATGATGTAATACTCCCCTGTGCAGCAGTTGAAATAGTTCCTGTTATTGAATCTATATGCCCTTCTGCCCAAGACTTGCTTGATGTCCCTAGTTGACCTTCACCATCTGCGTTAGGTACTATGTTCTTTGTTGCCATGTTTTTTTTATTTAGGTGTTAAATCTCCATCTGCATTTACATTCCAATAACCTTCTTCGCTAGGTGACTCTGCAGGTGTTAGTTCTGTACTAGTTACATCCCATGCATCACTAAAGTCATAAGCAATACCATCTCTAGGTGTTAGCTCACCACCAACAACATCCCACACATAATCTTCTATTGCAGCAGCGGCAGATGCACCACTAGTTACAGAAGATAAATCTATACTTAATCCTAACCCCGGCATTAGTATCCTAAGTAAGCAATTACACCACCATCAGCATCAGCGTCAATACTAAAGCTATCCCATCTTCCAAATATTGTAAGACCCTTTGGAAAAACAGTTAAATCACTATCACCACCTGCGTTAATAATTTGACCTCCAGCTGCATTACTTCCAGCGTTTGGTGTATTAGATGTGCCTGCTCCACCTTCACCTGTATCATCACCAACACAAATACCAGTTGTCCCATCTGAAGCAGAATCTTGAGGTGTTGGAGATAAAGTGTTAAATGTTGTGTCAGATAAAAATTGTATTGCAATTATTTTACGATCATTTGGCGGAACTACATTTGTAGTTGTGTTTGTAAATATAGATCCGTTTTGTCCAAAGTCGTAACCTGTTCCGAAATGTATACTCATTTTGTTTTTGTTTTATTTATGTTTTATTTATCTAGGATCAAAAACACCCAAGTTAAAATTACCACTTAATATATCATTACCTGCTGACTCAAAGTTTTTAGGTGGTTTTTCATTTTTTCTTTGATCAATTAACTCTGATTGTTGAGTTGCTTGTATTTTTGTTCTATTATCTTTTCTGTCTTCTTTGTTTGTTTCTTTACTCTTTTGAGCTTCAACTTCCATTTGCTTTAATTGCATATTCATTTGAAACTCTAATTGCATTAACTCTTTTTTAGCAGCAACTTCTTGTTGCATTTTTTGTGCTTCTATTTGTCCTTTTAATTGTTCTAATTCACTATTAATTTGTACTAATGCTTGTTGTTTTTGAACTTCAGCTTGTGCCGATACTTGTTGTGATTGAGCGTTTGCATCTGCCTGAGCTTGTATATTTTGCTGCTGTATTAGTTGATCTTTTTGTTGCTTTTTCTTTCTTCTTATTTTGAGTAATTGATTAGCAAGTTTTATGTTTTTTATTTCTCTTAAATCAATAGCATCTTCAATATCTATACCTTTTTGAGCTATAGCAGTTTGTATGTTGTTTTCTAATATTTGTTTTTCTTCATCATCAGGTGTTAATTCTATAAATATACCAAAATCATGTATATGTAAATTAGACATTTCCTCTAGTGTAGCTACGTTGTGTACACCTATACTTTGTATAAAAGCCTCTTTTGTAGGAGAATATTCTATTATATCTGATATTCTAAGTGAAATACACTCTGAAAGCTCTGAAGTTAAAAACAAACCTGACTGCAATATGTGTCTAGTTGCTGTATTAGAATTTGCTGCTGCAAGTTTTTGAACTCCAACTAAAGCATCTTTTGATGGTGTGCTACCGTCTCTTGCTTCATTCAAACCAGTAACATCTCTTATCATTTGCAAGTAGTAATTATAGTTTGCTATTAAACTTTGCATTTTAGCACCACCATTACCACTGGCTACTTCTTGTATAGGTACTTTACCTCTATTAATATCACCATCTGATGTAAGTGATCTACCTATAATACTACCAGTTTGAAAAAACATATTAAGAGCTTCTTGTGGATTATAGTTTGTTCCATTACCAAGATCAACTTCTGCTATGCCATCAGCATCTAAATAAACACCATCAGGTATTAATCTAGACATTACTTGTTGTAGTTTTAAATGAGTTAGCTGAATCATATCAGCAAAACCAGTTATTCTACTAACTAAAGATTCAACTCTACCATTGTACATACGAGGTGCAACAATACTATAATTCATTTTAACTTTAGTATTATCACTTTTAGGTCGCATCATATTTTTAGCCATCTGCCATTTTAAAAGCTTGCTGCTACCTAAAGTCATAACACCTTCATACAAAACCTCTAATGATCTAGAAACTTTTTCAAAATTTTCATCTAAAATATCAACAGGCGGATTAAATGTATCATCTTTTACTATCACTCTACTACCTCCAGTACCTGTTGTTTTTACTTTATAAACCTCATTCATGTATGTTTTATAATTAAAATATAAAACATCTATTTGGTTATTATCTCTTTGATCATAATGGTATCTGCTACCATAATTTTTTACCGTGCTAGAATAGTTTTGTATTTCTTCTAAATCCTCATTTGTTAAATTTGGAAACTCTTTTTTTAATTCGTTAATTGTTACTGTCTTTAATTCACCTACATAATAAATATCTTCAAAGTAAGGTGAATCAGTATAAGAATATACTAAATCTACTGGATCAACATAATCTACTTTAAGTCCTTCAGACTCTGTAAAACTATTTTTTACACAACCAATACCTAAAACAGTTAAATCATAATTAACTCTTTTTCTTATTAAATCGTATTTGTTTGTTTCTAAAATAGTATTTATTGCTTGCTCTTCTGCTACTTCAATTGCTTGCTTATATGTTAGCTGCATGTGTAGCTCAAGTTCTTCTCTTGTTTCAGGAAGTTCATCTTCAGGTGTGTCTGATATATCTATACCAAAAGCCTGCTTTGTATACTGAGCTAAGTCTATAGTTTCCATATCAGCTAGTATAGTTTCCATATAGTCTGTTCTTTTTGCAATACCATATGGATCTTGAGAATAAGCTTTTATATCATATGTTCTTTCAGATATACCATTAACAACTATATCAACAAATTTTGGTATGATAGGTACTGGTTTCCAGTCTAAATTAAGATAAGATAAATCACCATTAATTGATAATTCATCTTTGTATTTTTGTACAGGCTGTTCTCCCCTAGCATAAAGCCTAAGCCTACGATAACTATTGTAGTTACTCTTGTATCTTGTAGTTTGATTATCACTATAAAACCACTCACTTTCTATAGCTCTAGCAACTTCAAGACCATATTCTGGACTCATTTTTTCAAGATCACTAACTACTTGGCTGGGAAAATAATTTTTTGTAGAATTAGCCATACTGTTCTGTTATTATTTTAGATGACATGCCTTGATTTTCATATCTAGCAAATCCAATATTTATTTTTCTTTTTTCTTTTTGCATATTTGGTGCATATAAGTTTCTATTACAAGCCATTACAGCTAAACCACTACTTATAGATGCATCAAATTTTGTTCTATTATTTATGTCAAACTTCGACCAATCATTTAATGTTTTATTAAAATACATATTACCATAATCACCTTCATTTTTTAAACCAACGTGTTCTTGTATATACATTTCAATTGCTGCAGCGTGAGCTTGTTTTATATCTTCACTAGAGTTTGGTATACCACCTATTTCTCTTTCTGTATTAGACAAATTATTCCAAACTTTATCTGGTCTATTCATAGAATAACCTCTATAACCTCTACGTCTTAAATAGTATAAAAGTCTAGGTTTATTATTTTCTGCAAGTATAGGCATACCATAAAAAACTAGTGCCATTAGTACATCTTCAAAAAATATTTCTGCAGTTTGAGGTCTAGCTAAATATTCTAAAAAGAAACTGTTAGGTGGAGCGTCTTCCATCGAAAACTTTGTTAATCCGTGTAAAGCTCCTTTAGAACCTTGACCGTCAACAGTACCAGATATATCATAACTATCACATCCAAAAGCACCTATATGTTCATTACCCGGTTTTTTACCGTTGTTAGTTTGTGTTACTTTATTTTGCAAATGACTTGGTGGTATCCAGCTAATATTAAATCTACCGTTAATATCTGGATAAAATATTACTTTTGAATCTTTAATACCATTTATCCACTGAAAATTACCTGTAGTTATAGCTGTATTATTATTAACACCTTCATTATAATCTATTTGCTCGTATATTTTAGCTAAGTTAAATATACTATTTTTAGTTTCATCTCTAAATGCATGTTCCTCTGTTCTAGGAAACTGCCTGTAAAATTCATTTAAAGCATCAGGATTATTTTTTAATCCATCAACTTCGTTTTGCCAATGATCTAATATGCCTGTATCTATATATTCCTCATAAGGTCCTTTAACTTCTGTTTTAGGTGTATCAAATACTGGCTGACCGTACTCATCAATAAACCCTTCGTAATTCCATTCCATAGGAATAAAAAGGCTATAAAGCCCAGAACTAGTCTGCCCATTTCTATTTCTTTTTGTGACATCTGAATCTCTATATAGTTTTTTAAAATTCTCACCACCTTTGTCTAAAGCATTAGAAGTAGATCCCATCATGCATTTACCTATAACTCTACTACCTAATCTTAACGTTGTTTTCGTGACTTGCCAGTTGTTGAGTATGTTGTTTGGCTTTTCCCACTTCCCTGATTCATCATGTACGAGGAGTTTAAGTTT